GACCCTTACCATACTGGTAGATAGAGCCCGTCTTTTCCGTCCAACCCTCGTTGTCAAGTTGCATCGTTTCGGACAGAGGAGCCATTGCGTCTGCCATAGGAATGGCGCGGTTGATGCGTTGGCGAACAGTCCATGCTGGATTTTTCTTGAGGTCGGCAAGGTCAACGTCATACTCGTTGCCTTCTACACTAAAGTGTTCCTGCCAGAAGAAAGAATTCTCCTCGATTTCGATAGTGTTGTCAATAAGCGTCTGGAGGAAACCTACGTTTGTTCCGTCCATAAAGCCACGCTGATAGAGCTTTTCAATAGCCTCATCGGGTGTCCATGCGTATTTATAAGCGTTAGGCATATTTTACTTCTCCTTTCTTTAATTAAATCCAGAAAATGCCGTCAATGTAGGAACGGTTCTTGGCAAGAACATACGAGGGAAGCGGCTGCATGCGGGCGACCCATGCTTCCTTGTCATGTACGGTGCTAATCGAATAGTTGGCATTCTCGATACCATAACCCTCGGTGGGGAGGAGGTCGCGGTCTGCCTCAATGAAAGTGTTCGGGTTCTTAACGAGAACCTCGGCGGACTGGCTAGCGGCGGTTCCTGCTGCTTCAACAAGAATTGCACCAGCACTTGCGGTAAGAGCCGTGTCCGTGGTCACAACAAACTTTGCGTTTGCTGCATCATAGCTTACTGCGGTCACCTTTGCAGACTGACCAGTGCCCGTAGCGGCGTTGGGTGCTACCATAAGGAGCATGCCAACCTCGGGTGCATCTGAATAACCGTCAGCCTTGATGTTGATTGTGGTGCTACTTGCGGAAATCACCTCGAACGAACGGAAGATGTAGCATCCCACGCCAGGCTTATACTCTACAAGCTGAGCAGCCCACAAGTGACCAAATCCCTTGTTAGGATTAAGAATAGTGCCGCCGAGAAGCACGTTCTTGCGCGACTCGCCATTGCTATCTTTAACCCAAACCCACTTACCACCACGCACCTTGCGCGATGTTTCAAAGAAATAGGCTAAATTTGTTACTTGCATAAAATTAATAAATTGGTTTAACTTAAACTTTTACCTTGGGAATCTGTCCGAGGATTTCTTCGTCACGTTTGTTTGTCTGTTTCGGTGCTAAAGGCTTGATGTCACCAATGCTATCTTTGAAAATCTCTTGAAAGCGGGTGGTTAGCTTCTTTGCTTGTTCCTCATCAGTTTCATCCAACGTGATTGCAAAGTCCGCCGCGTAATTTTCAAGCGACTTGTGCAAATCCTGTCGAACACGTTTCTTTGCCATTTCCAAAACCGACTTGTACTTTTCTTGTTTGCGTTGTGCATCCTTGAACTTTTCCAACTCATCCAATTTCTCCTGCAATTCTTTGGGAATTTTCGGTTCGTCATTGTCTTTTTTCGGTCCTTTACTGGCTTTTTTGCTTAACTCCTCAATCTGACGCTTAAAGTCATTCTCTTTTGACTCAAAACTTGTTTGTTGTCTTGCAAGACCTTTGACTGCTGCGCTTCGTGCCGTGTCAAGATTGAATTTCAACTCGTCAACGATGCCATCGTCATCAATTCCTGCGTCGGGATGTCTTTTTACAAAGAAATCCGCAAACTTGTCTTTAAAATCGTCCGTAAGGGTTTCGCTGTCGTAACTTCTCTCGTTACAATAGTCGTTTGCTCTCTGCAAAACTTCTTCTTTGGTCATAGTTCTCTCCTATTAAAAATAAAACAAAAAGTTTGTGCAAATATAGTAACATGCGTGCATCAAAAAGAAATAATGTGTTTGTTTCTTATTTGGAATTAGTCTAAATAGCAAAACAAACAAACCAAATTTCTATATATAGCATTGTGTGCAATTTAACTTTGCATTGGAATAAAGTCACCATTGTAGTAAAAGAACATTTAGTTATGGCTAGAAAGAAAAACGATATTGTATTAGCTCCATTGGAGGATGGCAACCAAAAGTACGCCATTCGCTCTAATGCGGACATCGTTTGCTTTACTGGCAACACTGGTGGTGGCAAATCGGTTGCATTGTATTATGCGCCTGCTGGGTATCTAGCGCAAAACGACAATGCGAAGATAGTTTGCTTTATGCGTAACATTAGTGACTTTTGGGGCGCAGGTAAGGTAAACGACACGCTAAAGAAAATGTACCCGTTGATTGATAGAACTATCAAGAAACAACCGCACGACCCTATTGGTGAAATCATTCGTAACCAAACGGATATGGGTATGAAATGGTACAATGGTAGTGAAATCAAATTCCAACAACTTGACAACGAAAACCCAGTAGTCATTGATAAGATTGCAAAAGGTTTGCAAGCAAAGAAACTTATCTTTGACGAATGCAATAAGTTTGAATGGCGCACGGTGACATCATTCATGCCGCGTTTGCGTTCAGATTCTTCGGGTAAGGCGCAAATATATCTAGCCCAAAACCCCGAACGAGAATGCTTCTTGCGAACACTATGCGGAAAAGGCATTCATGGTGGTGGGTGGATTAATGATGATGGGTCTATTGATAAAAGCATGGACGGCGTTGTGATGTTCTTCAACATGCAAGATGGTGACCCAAACAAGACGTACTTCGGTAGAACAAAGAAAGAAGTTTACGAAAAATGCAAGGAACACATTGATTCCTTGATAGCTCACGACCCCGATATGTCATACGAGGACTTTATTCTTTCAATGGTCTTTTATTCCTTTGATGTTCGTGATAACAAGAAAATGTTGTCCAAGAACAAGGCATATCGTGGTCTTGCAGCAAATTCTGCTACGGCACAGTCATCTTTTTCCGCTAATTGGAACTATTCCCTTACGGATGATGAGTACGAAGAAGAATCGGTAAATACACAAGTAACAACAACCGATATTGAACGAATGTTTGTCCCTAGTGAAATTCCGCACAACTCGGAATTGCTAAAGCGATTCATGACTGTTGACATGGCAACCACTGGGTTTGACAATCTCGTTATGAAATATTGGGAACTATGGTCACATTACGGGTTCGTTTGCAAAGACATCAAATATTCGGTAAAGAATAGCAACCGCGAAGCCGTAATGATGATAACCGATTTTAGGGATAGGCATGAACTACAAGAAAAGGAAATGATTCTTGATGTTCAAGGCTTTGGATTTCTTCGTGATTGCTATCCACGGGCAATGTGCTTTTCGGGCGCATCACAACCGAGCAAACGTAGCAAGCAACAATATAAGACGTTGAAAGATGAGGCGGCACACATCGCAATGGAAATGATTCTTGGTGGTCTTGTTCATTACTCGCCAAATCTTGCCAACATGCGATACGTTCATCAAAACATGAAACGCGAGGGTGCAACATCAATTCTTCGTCACATGAAATTTGAAAGCGTAATATTCCAATTCGATAGGACACCAAACGGGCGCATCACGGTTCTTGAAAAAGAAAAGCAGAAAAAGTTGCTAAAGGGAATGTCACCAGACCTTACCGACAACTTGATAATGCTTTGTGGTGCTACTTGCTATGATTGCTATCGCATGTTAAGGGATGATGCTGGTGTGGCAAGAAAAGCCCTACAATCGCAAGATATGTTGTCAATGCTACATGTGGACACGGACATAGTAGATACGCGATTACAACGGAAAAGAATACGCAATGCAAGCGAAATATTAAATGTTTTAAGTAATATATGATACGCGAACATGATATAAAATGGTTTTTGGAAAACCCCGAAAGGCTAATGGTAATGAAACCTTTCACCCGTGGCGGTAGCTTAAATGGTCACGGGTATGAGGGAGGTGACCTTAAAAACAATGCCTTAATTGAAACAGGTTTTGCCAATCTTACACTACACCCAATCTCGCAAGACACCTATATAACGGAATATAGACCTGACTTGCACCACATCATTTTGAACAAGACAATTCCACACATTAAGGTTGTTCTTGATGGAATGGAAATGCCTGCAAACATGATGGAATTAACACAAACGGCGGCATTCCAAAAGCTCATTCATTCGGCGCACACGCGAAACCTTACCGTCAATCCTCTTGAATTCAATCTTTGCAACATCAATCCCGATGATAGCGAAAAGCAGGTGTTTAGCGAAATCAAGCAAGAGTGGCTTTGGCGCGGTTGTGAGTGGAATCGCTACATGGCAATTAACACATGCAAGCAGCTTGGTAATTGTGCCACATTGTTTTCTTACGACAAGCAGCAAGGTAGGTACGTTATTAGTGATTATTCATATGAAGACGGCTATCAAATAGTTCCGAACTATGATGAATATGGACTTGAAGTCGCACGTTCATTAATTTACGAGGTGGACGGACAGCGCGTCATAGACACCTATGATGCAAAGTTCCATTATCGCACAAAGGAAAGCACAAATGGCTGGGAGATTGAGCGCGAAGTTCATGGTTTCTCACGTTGCCCGTTGCTTTGCAAGCGCGGAAAGGTAGCATGGGAATATGCAGAAAGCACCATTGAAATGTGGGAGCTTATGGCAAACATTCAAGCTATTGCACTAAAGCGTTTTGGCACGTTTGCATTGGTACTTATTGGTGACATGGACACAGAATCATTTAAGCGCGATTCAAGCACTTTGGTTATCAACCTTTCTAGTGATACCACAAACGGCAAACAAGACGCAAAAGTTTTGGACTTCCCAGAACCACAAACAATGGATGGCTATCTAAAAACATTGGAAGAAAAGATTTCATTGTTTAGCTCTACGTCATTCATCACGCCAAAAGATATTACGACAAGTAATAGTGGCGGTAATGGTATTGCTTTGGCAATGTCTAATGACTATGCACTTGCCACACAAGGTGCGCTAGATTGGAAGAACTATGTGAACGAAATGGTTCGCCTGCACCAAGAGGGACTTGACCTAGAAACAAATGGTGTAAGCAAGTATGCACAGTTGAAGATTGGTGCAAACATCATTCCTTGGTCGCTTGAAACCAACAACACAAAAATTACAAACTTGTCAATGGAGGGTGTTTACTTGTCAACGCAGACTATCATTGAAAGGTGTCCCGATGCTGCACCAGATGAAATTGATAGGGTTATGCGCGAACGTGGTGCTATCGTTACTCGTGACAATGCACTTGCGCAACAAAACGCAGACAAGGCGCATAATATTGCCGTGAATAGAAATAATGAGATTGTTGACAATATGACAAAAGTTGTTGACATTGAACCTGTAACAATTAATTCTTAGGAGGGAACGCGTATGGGATGGCTTGAATTTGGATTAAGTATTGCCACATTGGTTTTCGGAGGCGGTTGGTTTGTGTACTATCGAGCCAACAAAATGAAAGCCTATGGTGATGCTTGGGAATCACAACAACATGTGTACCAAAACACTATTTCCGACTTGGAGCGTTCTTGTGAGTTCATTCGTAATGATAGGGATTTGCTTCGTAGAGAAAACGAGGAACTTAGACGTGAAAATAGAGAATTGCGTGAAAAGATAAACCATCTTGAAACAGTGATTCTAGACATTCGCAAAGAAATGGCTAGGCAAGGAAGGCGCATCGAATCTCTCACAAATAAAACCAAGAAATCAAAGAAAAAAGAGGAGGAAGAATAATGGAATTACTATTAAAAAGGATAGCACGCAAACCTACCTATACCATTGGAAACCTATATGTCAATGGAAAGAAAGTTTGTGACACGCTAGAAGACTATGATAGAATCCATTTTGGTGGCTCTAAAATCCCAGGAAAGACTGCAATCCCATGTGGGCGATACGAAGTGGTGTTGAACAACTATTCACCCAAATTCGGTAGCAAAGAGCCTTATCGTTCAATATGTGGTGGATGTGTGCCATTGA